TAAGAGTAATTTTAAAGAATTCCTTAAGACACAATCAGCATTCAAAGATTATAATTTTGACGGCTCAAACATCAACGTTCTACTTGATGTTATGTCATATAATTCATTTTTGAATTCATTCTATTTGAATATGGTTGCATCTGAGATGTTTTTGGACTCCGCTCAGAAAATCGATTCTGTTATTTCACACGCCAAAGAATTGAACTATATTCCAAGAAGCGCACATTGCGCTGTTGCTAATATTACATTCACTGTAGAAACCACTGGTCTAACATCAAACAAATTAACTCTACCAAAAGGCACTAGATTTACTGGTTATAATTCCAATGGATCATATACCTTTGTTACCGATCTTTCACAGACATTTGTTTCTTCGAATAACACATATTTGGTTGATAACATCCAAGTAAACGAAGGAACATATTTCTCAGATTCTTTTGTTGTAGATTATGATATAGAAAATCAAAAATTCACATTATCTAATGAAAATGTTGATACATCAAGTTTAACAGTTTATGTTGCTGAAAATGGTTCTAATACAGAATATACTTACGCTTCTACGCTTTTTGGTTTGAACGACATTTCTACAGTTTACTTTATTCAAGCTGTTGAAGGCGGGAAATATGAAATAAAGTTTGGCGATGGTTTATTTGGTAAGAAACCTATTAATGGTGCTTCTATCAACGTTGATTACATTGTAACAAATGGTTCAGACGGTAATGGCGTAGAAAATTTCGTATTATCTGATAACATTGGACCAGGTAATGGCGGCGAGGCCACTGCTTCAGATATTACAGTTATTACTAGTTCTATACAAGGTGCAAATCAAGAAAGCATTGAGAATATAAGATTTAATGCTCCAAGATATTATGCTACACAACAAAGAGCAGTTTCTGTAGATGACTATTATTCATTAGTACGTGCTGAGTTTGGTGGTGCGGTAGATGACGTTATTATTTACGGCGGTCAAGATTTAGAACCAAAACTATATGGAAGAGTTATTGTATCTATTAAACCAACTGCATCAATAACTGCTTCATCTTTATTGAAAAATGATATTATCAATTATTTGCAAGATTACATAGCATTACCAAATAGAATTATAGTTACAGATCCTGAATATTTCTATATTGATGTTACTACAACTGTTCAGTTTAATTCTAAACTAACAACAAAATATTCTACTGAAATTAAGAGTATGATTCTAGATGGAATAATAAATTTCAGTAAAGATCATTTGGAAAAATTTGGCAATGATTTTAGATATAGTAGATTCGTTACTCATATTGATTCGTTAGATCAAAGTATAACTAGTAACGATACACGTGTTAAAATCGTTAAAAGATTAACTCCTAAATTACTATTTGCTACTTCTTTTGATATAAGATTTAATAATGGCGCCGAACAAGAAGGATATTATAATGGTGTCGCTTATCCTGACGAAAGAGTTTTAGGAAGCACATCGTTCTCATACGTAGACGAAGATGATAATATCTATCCTAATTGCTATTTGGAAGATGACGCTGTTGGAAATGTTATTGTTTATACTTATTTGAAAGGCGTAAGAACAGTTCTTAAAGCTGATATAGGAACTATCGATTATAACACTGGTATGGTAACAATATCAAATCTTAAGACTGCAGATTATGATGGGTATATAGAATTGTCTTTGACTACTAAGAATAAAGATATTATTGCATCAAAGAATGTTGTGCTTTTGATCGATCCAGTAGATGTTAATATAGAAATTATAGAAACAATAAAGTAAAATGGATTTAACAATAGAAAAAACAATCTCGAATTTTGTTCAAAATCAGTTCCCCCAATTCTACCAAGAAGAGGGTGAAAACTTCATTTTGTTCGTAAAGACTTACTTTGAGTGGATGGAACAAGAAGGCCAGCCAATTAAAGAAGCTAGAGAATTATTTGAATATAGAGATATTGACACTACCATTGAAAGATTTCTGGAGTATTTTCAGAAAAAATATCTTTACGGCATTCCGTTTAATATCATTGCTAATAAAAGATTTCTATTAAAACATATTCTAGACGTTTATCGTTCTAAAGGAACTATACAAGGTTATAAACTATTATTTAAATTGGTTTATAATGAAAACGTAGATATTTACTTACCAGGCCAAGATGTTTTAAGAGTTTCTGACGGTAAATGGGTTGAACCAAAATACCTAGAAGTAACTTGGAGTCCTGTATTAGAGGATCTGATTGGTAAAACAATATACGGCATTTCTTCTCATACTACAGCAGTAGTTGAAAGAATTGTAAAAGAACATTTCAACAAAAATGAAATATATGTTATGTATATTAACCATGTTGCTCCAAAAGGCGGAGACTTCATCGTTGCTGAAAAAATAGTTGATGAGAGATATAAAACAGATTCTAATTTGATTGGTCTATCCCCAACAATTCTAGGCTCTCTTGATAGATTAGATGTTTTCAACAGTGGAAATTCATTTAACGTTGGTGACATTTTAAAAATAGCATATAAAGATCCAGATACTAATGAAGTTGATTCGTTCGGCGATCAAGGATTAATAGTTGTTACATCCTTGTTTCGTGGTTATGGTTCTCTTAACTTTAATATTAAGAACGGTGGGTTTGGCTTTGCTGCTAATGCTGCTATCTTTTTATATAAAAATATATTAGATCAAACAGGTCAGGGCGCTAGTTTTAATATTAAATTGGCTGACGTAAAGTCTTTGACATATAATACTGATTTATTTCTAGATTATCAAGACCTTCAATTAAACGAAATTTATGGGTTCTACAAATACCCAAACGCTAATGCTTCTTCCACATTAGATGAGTGTTTTAGTTACGAAACTAATAGCTTCGGAAGAATTGCAGCCCTTACAAACGTTTTGGCTGGTAACGGATATATTGCGCCCGCAAACGTATTCGTTAGATCAACTTTTATGTCTAAAAATATTCCAGGTAAATTGACTTGGTATAATAGCAACGATTTTGTTAATGCGTATTCTAGTCAAGTATATGTCAATACTTCTTATATTTCTAGTAATGTAATTCTTATACCTAATGCTTTAAAACATTATGACGCTAATGCTTATGTTGATTATATTGTTCCAGCAGGTAATACAGCAATAACCGGATTGACAGCAAATACTAGATATTATGTAAAAACAACTAACTCAATTGGTATTACATTGAGCGCAACACAGGGCGGCGCTGAATTAAGTATTACTACTGCTGTTGCTGCTAATACTACAGAAAGACATTCTTTCATAACAAAGGCTTTGACAACAAGTTTTTATGCAAATACTACTTCAGTAAATAATTCAGCCTATTCTATTCTGTTAACAAATGCCAATACATATTTTTACCCAGACGATTACGTTTATTACCTAGTTCCTAGCGGAAATACAGGTATAATTGGTCTCACGCCAAATTCTTTTTATTACGTTGAAAGTTCTAATTCTACTGCAATAACATTAAGCGATACATTTACTGGTAACTCAGATCCTATTGAAATATCAACTAGTGTTATATTGGCTGGTGAAACTCATTACTTATTAAACGATACTTTACGTAACACTTATCCATACGTTAATGGATTTATAACATCAGTTTATGCTAATACTACATCGATTAATAATACTAGTTATGCGTTCAAAATAGCAAATGCTGATTTGTATTTTGCAGTCAACGATAGAGTATATTACGACGTTCCGGCTGGTAATACAGCCATAGCTAATCTATCAGCAAATTCTGTGCTTTATATTAAGACTACCAATTCATCAGCTATTACTTTAAGTAATTCAGCTGGTGGTCCGGTAATTCAAATATATACAGGGTCTTCTGTTGCTGCAGAAAAACATTTTATCAAAACAGCCAAATTCAGTAAATATTTTGCCAACGACGATATTATCTATCTTCAAGCAAATAGCTCAAATGCAAACACTTTAGAGTTGGCTGTTATCAGAAACATAATAAGCGATGTTTCAATACAATTGTATGGTTTCACAAATAATAGTTCTACTTCTAGTTCTTTGTATGGTAGATCTGTTGTTATTATGCCAGCGCAGTTTGACGATTCTGAATATTCTGGTAGAAATAAGACAACTGGTAATTCTGTTATTTTCAGTATTCTATCTTACACATATAGTACTTTAGATTACACTAATCTAGCTAATATTATGAAAAGACTAGATGGCACAATTAATGGCATAAATGATAATATTGAAGCTCTGAACTCTAGTGGTAATAATATCGTAGAAAAAGTTACTGCTATTAATTCCGGAAAGGGTTACGTTGAGGGTGAATCTGTTCATGCTTATCGTTATGGAATTCTACAAGTCCCAACAGTTGTTAAAGCTGGTAGAGGATATGTTAACGGTGATACCATTGTTTTCACTGGAGGCGTTACAGAAAACCCAGCAAGAGGTTCTATTCTAACAAATTCTCAAGGCAATGTTGTTTCAGTTAATACTTCTGAAGGCGCTTGGTATGGCGGCGTTGGTTATAATTCACTACCTGAAATGACAATCAGATCCGTGAACAGTGCAGCAAACGGCGCTATTCTATCTACCAAATATATACCATTCGACACAGCTAATGAAATTAGAGGACTAGTAAGAAAAGGTGGTATTGGTAGAGGTATTGGTTATTGGGCTACAACTGACAGTCTTTTGAATTCTGATAAAGTCATCCAAGATAGCTATTTTTATCAAGATTATTCTTATGAAATAAGAACTGGTTTAAGTTTAGAAACATATAAAGATATTTTCTATTCAACATTCCATACAGCTGGATCTGCTCTATTCGGAAGATATGAGCTTCAGCCGTTTGTTCTACCCAGCGCAATAGAACTGAATTATGACGCTGTTGCAAATACTTCTTGGCCTCTTTATATAACCTGTGATATTTTAGATCACAGGGTCAGCGCTGATGTTTATTACGAGGAACTACCAAACGGCACTACTTTACCAGGTGTAATTTTGACCGTGGACCAATATGTGTTCGCTAACAATTATTTTGGGGCTGATATAAATACAACATATTCAGACAACAGAACAATAACTTCCGATAGAATATCAGAAGATTTACCATCTTAATTTAGTCATAGGGGATTTAAATTGGCAAGACAAGTAGTTAACGTGGGAAGTAGCCCAAATGATGGAACTGGCACTCCACTTAGAGATGCTATGGTTATCATCAATGATAACTTTTTAGAACTTTATACCAATCCGGTTGTTAATACAGCGATCACAGTCGGTAACTCTTCAGTAAACGTTTTTGTGAACTCTACCTCTTTGGCATTCGGTAATAACGGTTCTACGATCCGTGTCGGTACTACAGCAGTTAACGCTGTGGCTAATACCACTGGGTTTTGGGCCAATGGTGGAACTGTATCAGCCAATACTGTAAAGTGTATCTCAAACACCATTAATGTTGGTACATACACCGCCGCTGCAAACGGTTATACATATCTTCCGAATGGGTTTAAAATGAACTATGGATATGTGTTTGCTAATGATAGCGTAGGAAATGCTACATTTTCTTCTGCGTTTGCTACTGCCTGTTACGTAGTGACAGCAACATCTAATACTATTGGAGCTACATATAGTGCAGCTGTAACACTAACAAATACATCAGTAGCAGTAATTAGAACATCAAACACAACAGCTATTAACGTATATTACGTAGCAATAGGAAGATAAGGTATTTAAATGTCTGGAGTATTACAACCTTTTTATAGAAAGGCTCTAATAGATGAAATGCTTGATAATGTTAAATCAAACACTTCATATTATTACGCTGTCGCTTCTAATCCTATAGAAAGAGTTGGACCGCTTTCTAACACTACTGCTGACGATTATAACACCCAATTTGAATCAGATTGGTTAATGTTGTTTGGTAAAAAATTAATAATATCAAATTTTGCACCTTTGGTGGACAATAATATTTGGGCCAATGGTTATGTTTATAGAATGTATGATAACAACGATGCAGATCTATACTCAAATAATAAATTTTATGTAATATCGCCTCCAGATTATACTGGCGGGACTTATGACATTTATAAATGTATCGATAATGCTAACAATTCCCCTTCTACTGTAAAACCTTCTATACCACAAGTAACTTCTTTCGAAACATCTGATGGATATGTTTGGAAATACATCACCTCTGTTCCATATAGAGTTTATAAGATGTTTTCTACAAACGATTATGCTCCAGTATATGCAAATAGTGTAACTTCTTTATATGCTAATGTTTACTGTGGTGTAGAAAAAGTAGCTATATCAAACGCTGGTTCTGGATATTCCACTTATCATGATGGAATCATTCTTTCTGCCAATAGTACTGTTGTTCAGGTTGGTAACACTGCAAGTAATGCTTCTGGGTTTTATACTAATAGTGCAATTTATATCTATAACACTACAGCAACTACTTCTCAGATATTCCAGATTTCAAACTATGTTTCTAATAGCGTAGGTAAATGGGTATATTTAGAAGGCGAGGCTAATACAACAAATATCGTTCCAGAAGCAACACAATATAAAATTTCCCCAAGAGTTGTGTTTGTTACTGATGGAGGCACACAACCTTCCGCTTATAGTTTAGTAAATACTTCCACTAATTCTATCAGCGATATTGTAATGCTTGATATTGGCGCTGATGTTTCTTGGGCTAATGTATATATTACATCTTCTGTTGGTTCTGGTGTTAATGTTTATGCTATTGTTCCTCCTCCAGGAGGACATGGTTCCGACCCAGTTTCAGAACTAAATGTAAAAGCATTAGGTATCAATTTTCATTTTGCTAATAGTGAGGTCAGCACTATTCCTGATAATATCTTGTATAACAAGGTTGGTATAATTAAAAATCCATATGGACTATATGCTAACGGTGCCAAAAGTAATGTTGCCTATACCTCTGCAACATTTAGTCAAACTTTAGAAGCAAATTTATTGAATCCTGTATTATTCACTGTTGGAGATAGAGTTTATGGAAACACTAGTAATGCTTATGGCATCGTAGCCTTTGCCAATACGTCAAGAATAAAGGTCGTAGGCGACAAAACTTTCACAAACGGGGAATATGTTTTATCTAGCGATTCTTCTATAAGCTCTGAGATAGACATTATTGATAATGGCTCTATTTACGCCAAAGACATAAAACCGTTATACGTCCAAGATATAAATAACGTAAATAGATCCAATTCTCAAACAGAATCTTTTAAGCTGGTTATTGAGATTTAATAACAGGAACTTATAATGCCATTAAAGACTGATTTTAACGTAGCTCCATATTACGACGATTATGATGTAGATAAGAATTATCATCGTATTATGTTTCGTCCTTCTGTTGCTGTTCAAGCGAGAGAATTGACACAACTACAGACTATTTTACAGAATCAGATTGAAACATTTGGTAGCTGGGCTTGGAGAAGCGGAGACGTCGTTAAAGGTTGTACTGTAACAGATCTTCCAAAAGTTCCTTATATTCGTCTCATGGATTTTGCTTCAAACGGTTCTGCTAATACAGCAACCCTAGATGTTACTGAATATATTAACGCTGTCGCAACTAGCGTAACAAGTAATTTGACCGCCAAGGTTCTTTATGCTAATGCTGGGTTTTCTACCAATTATCCAGACAATAATATCCTTTATATAAAGTATCTTGATACTGGCGAAGGCGGAGAGACTGTATTCTCTAATGGAGAACTGCTTACTTTCCATCAAGTCACACCTCAAGGTAATGTTTCTCTTGCTAATGTATATACTTGGGCAAACGTTCTTACTGACACATATACTTCTGGCGAGGCTCATGGTATTACTTGCAGTAATGGTATTATCTTTATTAATGGTTTCTTTATTAAAGTTCCTGAAGAAACTTTTGGCCTAGTCAACAACTTCAATACATACGCTTCTAATAACGTAGTTGGTTTCACTCTAGTGGAACAAATTGTTACTGAAACCCAAGATACTAGTCTGCTAGACAACGCTCTTGGTTATCCTAATGAAAATGCGCCTGGAGCTCATAGATTAAAACTGGTTCCAAAACTAGTTTCTCTATCACAAGAACAAGCATCATTAACTGAAGATTTTAACCCTATTGCTTTCTACAATTATGGATCTTTGGTTGCCAAAGTAAATCCATCAGTCAATGTTTATTCTATTGTTGGTGATATTCTAGCTACTAGAACATATGAAGAATCTGGTAATTATATCGTTAAGAACTTCACAGTTGATACTTTGACGTCAGTGTTGGGTAACGAGATCACTCCTTCAAGTTCTAATAACGTTATAGCCAGAGTAAGCCCTGGTATTGGATACGCTCAGGGTAACAGAGTTGAGCTATTAAAATCTGCTCATATTAATATGCGCCGTGGTGTTGACACCACCGTTAACAAATCGCAGATAATCAGTTTCAATTATGGTAGCTTCTTTGCTCTTAAAGAAGTTGCAGGAACATTTTTAACAGACAAAGCACAGACAGTAAAACTATATTCTGCGGCTCAACAAGCTGTCACAAACAGAACCTATTCTTCAGTATCACCAGCTGGAACATACATTGGGACAGCTAAAGCTAGATGTTTCACATATAATGCAGGCGTTGTTGGTTCTGCTTCTGCAGAATATTTGTTACATGTATTTGATGTTCAGCTATTGAGCGGATACAGCATCAATCAGATCAAATCAATATATTACGATGGAACTAATAAGGCTGTTGGCGACGTTGTCTCTAATGGCACTGTTGATTCTCAGAATAAGATGCAACTTTATAGTTTCGGCGTTCCTGGTATTAAGAACCTAAGAGACGCTGGAAATATTATCAACACTGATTACACATATAGAACCACAAACTCTTCATGTCAAATGTTGAGTACTGGTCTGATTGTTGTTAGAGCTCCTGGTTCTCAGGCTGGTGGTTCTGACATATTAACATACGGTTCAAGTACAACTCTATCCGATTCTTCTGCTTCTGAAATTGTTGTTACATTCTCAGCTAATGCAGATTCTTCTGCGCTGACTGGTAATGTAACAGTATATAATACCTCAACAAACGTTGTTGGTTCTAGCACTACCTTTACTACAAACTTCAAGCCAGGAGATAATATTAGAGTTGGTGCCAGTGATGTAAGAACTGTAACAAGTGTAACTAATGCTACATTCCTTAACGTTGATGCTGCATTCAGTGCAAATGCTGCTGGTCAAACTTATTACAAGAGATATCCAAAGGGCAAAGTTCTTCAGATTGCAAGATCAACTGTTGGTCCAAACGCATACGTTACTGTAACAAATACAACTTCGTTCAACGTTTACTCAGGCGAATTCCCAAGCGCTACAGTAGGTGTAGAAGTTTCATTTAATATGCAGAGAACTGTTGCTAACCCAGCTTCAAAGGCCATACGTAAAAATAGATACGTAAAGATAAACACTGCAACAAATCCAAAGGGGCCATGGTGCCTTGGATACAGTGACGTTCATAGAGTTCGTAAAATTTACGGTTCAGCAACTACTAGCTTTACAAACGCTAATGGTATCATTGCTGTAGATCTAACATCCAATTTCAGTTATGATACAGGTCAGCAAGACACTCATTACGGTCTAGCTTATATTTACGCTAAATCTAGTTATAGTCAGTCTAGCTACCCATATCTATTGGTCGAACTTGATTATTTTGCTGCTAGCACTTCAGCTGGCGTTGGATTCTTCACTGTTGAATCTTATCCCGTTGACGATGCTAATACAGCTAATACAAGCGCCATCCAAACTAAAGACATTCCGCTTTATGTGGCTTCTACTGGTTCTAGAATTTATCTAAGAGATGTTGTAGATTTCAGAACACCTTGTGCTATCACAGCTAACGATACTGGTATTATCACAAACCTATCAAACGCTGCATTGATTAATACTGCGGTTTCTTATGCAACTTTGAATCCTTCTTCAACAGTTTCTCTTAATATACCAATTGATGGGTTGAATTTCCCAACATATGGTAAGAATCTAGAAGCTGACTATACCATGTATTTGCCAAGAAAAGATCTGTTGTTAATGACACCAGAAAACACTTTGAAAGTAAAGGAAGGCGTATCAAGTATCAGCCCACAGACTCCGTTGTATCCAGAAAATGCAATGGCTTTGGCTGTATTAAATGTTCCTGCTTATCCTTCTCTTTCTGGTGACCAGATTGATGAATTCCAGTCAATCAATCAGAACGCTGTAAATCTAATTAGAGATACTTCTACTGCTGTAACCAGTAGCCTTGTAACTAATCGCAGATATACCATGAAGGATATTGGCACCCTAGATAACAGAATTACAAATCTAGAGTATTATGCACAGCTTTCTCTATTAGAAAAAAAGGCCAAGGATCTAACTGTAACAGATAGTTATGGTCTTGATAGATTCAAAAATGGTATCTTCGTTGATCCGTTTACTGATTTCGGTCTAAGTGATGTATCTAATCCAGAATTTGCTATTGCAATTGATTCTGATATTGGTGTAGCAAGACCAAGAATCACAAGAGAAATTGTTAATATTCGTTTCAATTCTGCAGCTTCTTCAAATGTTGTTCAAACTGGTAGATTGATAACACTTCAGTATGATTCTGTGTCATTCATATCACAAAGATTTGCAACCAAATATCGTTCTTCTGCATTAGTTGCATACGCTTGGAACGGTCAGGCGCAATTAATACCTTCATATGATAATAACATTGACATCAACCAAACAGCGTCAGTTAATATGACAGTTGATATGACTGCACCATGGAAAGAATTCGCTGCAAGTCCTTTCGGCACTCAATGGGGTGCTTGGAGAACTAGAACAGACGTTTCTAGAACCACGGTAATCACAGGAACTGCATCAAGTCTAGTTTATGATGCTTGGGGTAGATTAGTAAGTTCGACACCAATTATTGGACCATCAACAACTACTACTTCTTGGAGTACAGGAGACACTCAAACAGTTCAAAGCTCAGTTGCAGCAACAGCGCAACAAAGTTTGACCGAAGCACAAAGAGTTTCAGGAACAATAGGTTTGACTGCCGCAAGTAATACTACTACTGTCACCACAACAGTTGATGCAACTAGAAATCGTTTGCTACAGTTTATAGCTGGTGGCGTAAACTTGTCTAACCTCTTGTCGTTGCTTTGATAAATAACTATAAATAATGATTATTAGGAGAAATTTAAATTGGCAGCAGTAAATACAACAGCTACTACAACAACAGTAACTAATACCAGAGATGGTACTCAGATTACTGTTACGCCTCAGACTGATCTTCAACAGGTAGGTAATTTTGCTACTTCTGTTTCCAATCAACCATTTATCGCCAATAGAATTGTTTCATTCGTCGCATACAATATGCGCCCTAATCAGAGATTGCATTTTTTCTTTGATAGTATTAAGGTTGATCAATATTGTGCGCCAGCGCTCAGACTTCTTGGCAGCAATACATATAGCATACCTCTAAATGCTGCAGATTATACAATTGTACCAAAGGGCGGTAATTGGGGAGATGCAATCTATTCTGATAAATGGGGTAGAGTAGCAGGACAGTTCAATATTCCTGCCGGTAAATTCAAAACAGGCGATAGAGCATTTCAGATTGCAGACGTCGATAGTTTGGCTTTAGGTAGTGATGCTCTTACAACTTTGGCTTCTGCTGTATTTACTGCTTCTAATTTGAGCGTAACTAAACAAGCAGTTACTTTGACTACAGTAACTCCGGATTTAGGTTTCGTTCCCGTAAATCAAACTGTAATTCAGAGTAACACAGTAACATCACAAACTAATATTCTAGATGTCGTTACTATTCTGCCTCCTCCGCCACCTCCACCTCCTCCAATTTGGTTGTTCTTTTTAGAACCGTTAGCGCAGGCGTTGACAATTAATACTCCAAATGGAGAAGCAGGAATATACGCCACAGCTCTAAGACTTTTCTTCAAACAAAAATCTCAAGTTAAAGAAAACGGTGTTACTGTCTATTTGTGCGAAACTGAAAACGGTTATCCTAACGGTGATGTTATATTGCCATTTTCCAAAGTTCATAAAAGTTACGATGAAATAAACATTAGCGCAGATGCTACAAATCCGACTACATTTACTTTTCAATCTCCAGTTTTTTTGATGAATGGCAAAACATATGCTTTCGTGGTAAGACCTGACGCAAACGACCCAGATTATCATGTATGGACTTGTAATCTCGGAGACGTTGATATTGAAACTGGTTATCAAGTGTACAGTCAGCCCGTAGTGGGGACAGCTTTTTATGGCGCCACCGAAAAACAATGGACTGCTCTTCAGGAAGAATACGTAAAGTTCAATTTATATAGAGCAAATTTTAAGACCAATGAAGGTCAGGCTGTATTCTACAACAGTAATAACGAATATGTTTCGGTATATAACGTAGGTTACGTCAATACTAGTGCAAGTATCATTTCCGGAGATGTCGTATTCAAATCAACAAATTCAACATCAAATGCTACTGGTGGAACGGTCAATACTAGTGTTTATGCTACAATCAATTATTATGATGCTGTTAAGAACATTCTATATTGCGATTCTTCTACTGGTAATTTTAGTGGTAACTCTTATGTTCAGATTCATAGATTTAGTAACACAACGATTTCAAGCCCAAATAACACAACTCTGATTGCATACGCTAATAGTGGCACATTATATAATCCAGTAGTAGACGCTGTTGTTCCTCAGTTAGCATTTATTACCCCTGCAGGAACAACTATGGACCTTTATTATAGAGGCACAAGTAATTCATACTCAGTAGACACTGTAGATAACAGAGTAACTCCTGGTTATGAATCTGAATTCTACGACAGAGAAAGAATAGTTGCTAGTAGATCAAACGAAATTACTAGCATGAGTGGCGCTAAATCGTTCACTTATAAAGCTAGAATGGTCAGTGATAGTGCTTTCCTTTCTCCTGCTATTGACACTGTCAGAGATCAGCAGCTAGTAATTAAGAATGAAATTGATCCGGTCAATTTCCAATACGACGAATTCTTTAATTCTGGCGATGCGAAATCAAAATATGTATCAAAGGTTGTCAGCCTTGCTGCAGGTCAAGATGCAGAGGACATTCAAGTTGTTCTAACTGCGTTCAGACCAGTTGGTTCAGAAGTAGAAGTTTGGGTCAAGTTTCTTAATGGTGAAGATCCTGAACCAATTTCGCAGAAAACATGGACTCCTTTGATCAATAGTTCTTTGGAATATTATTCAGATCCAAGTAATCCAAACGATTTCAAGGAATATACATTTACTACATCTTCAAATTATCCTGCTCTTAAACTAACAGGATCAGTTACTTGTAACACTGCATGTACCACAGTCACAGGAACAAGCACTCTATTCAATACAGAATTGAGTCCTGGTTGGTATATGTATTCTATACCAAACGATACAGCAGTTACTACAATTTACAGCAGAAAAGTTATTAGTATTGCAAGTAACACTAGCTTGACTCTAGAGTCCGCTCCTAGTGCTAATGCTACTGCACAGACAGCTTATTTGGCCTTCCCACCAACTACAGCTTTCATGTCAAGACAAAATGTTACCCAGGTAACAGGTAACGTAACGGTTTCAACAACCAATAATGCTATTATTGGTAGCGGCACAACTTTCGTAACAGATTTCAGACCTGGTAATATTGTTCAAGTTGCTAATGATTCGCAAATAGTTGTTTCTATTTCTAATAATACGTATTTGTCTGTAGGAACTCCATGGAGCTCTAATGCATCCGGAGCTAATGTTTATCTAGAAACTCCTCTGGGTGTCACTTATTCAAGCGCTGATGGTAAGACATATACTACATTCAAACAATTTCAAATCAAAATCATTCTTAAATCAAATGATAGCTCAAAAGTGCCTATTATTGATGATTTAAGAGCCATAGCGTTACAGATGTAAAAAATGGAAAATAAATATTATAAAACAGATTTCGAAGGAATCGTTAAAGACCCAACCAGCGGGGCTATACTTAATGTCGATAATCGAAAACTTTCTGCATATAAAAAACAAAAACAGATGATTATGGATGGTATGAAGAACTCAGAAAGAATTCAAAAGGTGGAACAAGATTTAGAAGAGATAAAGAATATGCTCGGCCAACTCTTAAAAAGAAGTTAATAAATGACAGTAAATATTTCCAATGTAGGAACAAATAACACTTTTGATTTCTGGCGTAATAGAACCAATGAACTGGCTTACACTTTCTCAGTGTTGGCCGTTACAGCAAATGGTTCTAATGCGGCAGCTGGTAATGCAGCTATTACTGGTAAATTTACTGCTGATTCTTTGGTTATTAACACCACAGCACATGTTAATAATTCTTTACTTATTGGCAATAATACTGTTGATATTTACAATTTTACATATGTTAACACTTCGGCGATTTCTATTGGTAATTCTACAGTAAATTCTTATTTGGACTCTGAATCTCTAAACACTTATGCTGTTTATGTCGGTTCTAATGTCGTTGTTAATACCAACCAACTATACATAACTCATACTGGTGCCGCCACAACCAATCTAATAGCTAACAGCACTACATTACTTTTCAGATCTAATACTACTGTCAATACATTAGCGAATTCTACTCAATTACAAATCACAAATGGTGCTGCACTAGCTGTATTGAATTTTAATTCGCTTTCTATTGGTAATTCTTTAGTAAATAGCACTTCTATTTCAATGGTCGGTTCTAACAGTCTTTTTGCTAATACACAGGCTGTGACCGTTGGTGCAAACGTATTCATGAATACGTCAACAATAGTTATAGGTAATACAACAACAAATGTATTATCTAATTCTAGTTCAATTCTTGTTGGTAATACAACCATAAACACCTTTGCTAACTCTTCATTAGTTAAGGTTGCCAATTCTACTATTTCAGCTAATATCACCCCCGTAAGTTTTGCTGTAGGTACTTCCCTAGTAAACAGCACAATCATTACTACTGGTGCTGGTGGTTTGATTGCTAATACAACTGCTATTACCGTTGGTTCAAACGTTGTAGCAAATACTTCTCAGTTCTATGTTGCAGTTGCTACTTCAAATGTTGTGGTAAACGCTATAGCTGTTGATGTTGGTAACAGCACTGTTAATGCACTATCTAATGCAACCCTAATCAGAATTGCTAATTCTACTGGTTCAGCTAACCTAAATCCAATCAGTTTAACTATTGGAACTTCTCTGGTCAATAGCACCATTATTACTACTGGAGCTAACGGCATAACTGCTAACACCAGCGCAGTAAAAGTAGCAGCAAATATACAAATTAACACATCTTCTTACTTCGTTGGTAACGCCAGCGTTTATTCTGATCAGAGCATCAATCGATTCACTATCGCTAATAACTCAGGATCCGCTAATCTAGATCCAATTGGTTTGATAGTCGGAACCTCGGTTGTAAATAGCACTGTGATTACTACTGGAGCTAATGGTATAACTGCCAATACTAGCGCCGTTAAAATAGCTGCAAATATCCAGATTAACACATCTTCATATTTTGTCGGCAATACAACTGCAAATTCTAATCTAGATACAAACCGTCTTACTGTAGCAAATAGTTCTGGTACAGCCAACCTAGACCCAATTAGCTTGACTGTTGGTTCATCGCTAGTAAACAGCACTGTTATTACCACAGGTTCTAACAGTTTTATTGCTAATACTAGCATGGTTAAAGTGGCTGCTAATATACAGATTAATACTTCTTCATATTTTGTTGGTAATACTACAGTTTATTCTGTTCAGAGCATTAATCGCCTTATTATGGCAAACAACTCTGGTTCTGCTAATCTAGACCCAATCAGCCTAACAGTTGGCACTTCAATAGTCAATAGCACTGTTATTACTACTGGCGCTGGTGGGTTTACTGCTAATACAACAGCCTTACAGGTTACATCAGCTACAATCGTAAATACTACTGGTTTCTGGACAACAGGAACAGTTAATGCTTCTGCACACACTGTCGGAACTAGCACAATTGCTAATTCTAGCGGGGTTTATACAGGTATTGTTAATGCTACTAGCGTTAATGCAGCAAGTCATACAGTTGGTACATCAACAATTGCTAATTCCAGCGGTCTGTATGCGACAACTGCTAATGCTGCTTCGTTTACCGTAGGTACTAGTACTATTGCTAACGTTACTGGTGTTTATACTTCAACGGTCAATGCTGCAAGCCACACAGTCGGAACTTCTACAATAGCCAACTCTACTGGTGTTTACACTGGAGTTGTCAATGGTTCTTCTATCACTGTCGGAACTTCTAGCATCGTTAATGCTACTGGCGTTTATACTACTACAGTAAACGCTGCTAGTCACACAGTTGGTACTTCTACTGTTGCCAATTCGACTGGTGTATATACTGGTGTTGTTAACGGTTCTTCTGTTACTGTGGGTTCTTCTTTTGTCGCTAACGCCACTACCATAAATCACACTGGTGTTATGACCATTGGTGGAAATGCTCAATTCAACGGCACTTATGCTAATGTGGCTGGTAAACTGAACGTTCTTGGAGATCTACAAGTTTCTGGTAATCTAACATATACTGGTATATCTTCTGCCGACGTTGTCCCAGCGACAAACGACACTTATACTCTAGGTAACACATCAAACAAATGGGCTTTGCTTTGGGTTACTAACGCAAACGTGACTCAGAGCGCCATTTTTGGTAATACAATAAGTGTTGGCGGTTCTTCAGTTGTTAATTCTTCCGGCGCTTATGTCACAACTATTAACGCTGCAAGTCATACCGTTGGCACTTCAACAATAGCAAATTCAACTGGTGTTTATACTGGCGTAATTAACGCTACATCGTTGAATATTGGAACATCGTTCACTGCCAATTCTAGCGGCATAAACACTGCTTCGATTGATGTATTGACTGATATTTTCATTGGCACTGCTACAGCTAATTTGGTTGCGAATTCTTCAACTATTAAGATTTCCAATTCAACTGTAAATCTATCTATAACTACTCCAAATTCAGCAGCTATCGCTTCCGGTCAGTATTTCTTAAACGCAAATGGCGTTTGGAGCATTATTGCATCAGCGACCACAAATGCATCAATTACTACTACCGGTACAACCGCCCAGGAAATTGATGCTTATTCAATGGTTAGTTATCCAGCAGCTGAATATATTATCAGCGTTGTCGACAATGTCGCTAACAACCGTTACATGTCAAAGATCCTTACAACTCACGACCGTGGTGCAGGATATATGACAGAATTTGCTACAATCACAACAAACACAAACGTAGGAACTTTCTCTTTCTCTGCTCCAAACGTGTCTCACGTTTCATTGAAATTTACTCCAGTTTCTTCTAATACCACAGTTAAATACGTTAGGACAATTGTAGGATAATGGCAACAAAAGCTAATCTAGTAATAGATCAAGGAACCACTTTTTCGGTTGAATTAGATTTAAGCGACGACACTGGAGACGTCCTAAATCTTGACGGATTTACGGCTAACGCTCAGATGAGAAAATGGTATACTTCTTCTAATTCTACTGCATTTACCACGTCGATAAATACTAACTCGGGCCAAATCATTTTGACCCTATCAGCTAATCAGACTAATTTGTTAACTGCTGGAAGATATGTTTACGATGTGGAATTAAGAGAAACATCTACTAACGCTATTTCTAGAGTAGTCGAAGGTATAGTGACGGTCACACCACAAGTTACGAGATAATAAATGGTAAATGTTGTTGTTTCGAGAAAAAGAAATGTAAAGGTTTCTACTAACGCCACAGCTGGCGTTATCGATACAACTATACCTGTGACGTTGAAGAACACTCCGATTATTTCTTCTGGTCTTGACACAATTGATGAGTTAAGGGATGTTGGTTTATCGCAAAGAACTGATGGATCCACACTGATCTACGATAATACAACAGACACCTATCAAGTTAAACATTTGGATTTTGGTAATATAGACGGTGATTTAGATGGTGGAGTTTTCTAAATTTATAAATATATAAAAATTTCAAGGAGCGCTATTTAAATGGCCAACAACAGAATTCAAATTAAAAGATCGGTGGCTAATGTTACAGTTAGCGGTCTTTCGAATGGTGAATTAGCGTTCACCCAAGCCTCTAACACCCTTCATATAGGTCTTCCAAACGGTTCAGGCGTTCTCAGAATTGGCGGCGCTCAGTACCCAGGCACCCTGACCAATAATCATGCGCTTGTAGCTAATACTTCTGGCGGCATCGATAAGGTTATCGTAGCTAATGCGGTCATTACATCGTTGGTGGCCAATGGGTCTCCAGGAGGCAATGGTCAGGTTCTTGTTACCAACGGATCGGCGATATATTGGGGTACAGGTACTTCTGGCGCTAATACACAGGTCCAGTTTAACGATTCAGGCGTTGCTAACGCTACTGCTGGTTTTACGTTCAATAAAGTTTCGAACACGTTATTTGTTGGCAATAACGTATACACTACAACAGTAAACGCAACAACAGTAAACGCAGCAACTCATTCTGTTGGAACAGCTCTAGTAGCTAATTCAACTGGTTTGTGGACAGACGCAGGTACAGTTAATGCTGCTGTTATCAGTGTTGGCACAAATGTTATTTCTAATTCCAGCGGTGTATTTGCCACAGGCGTAGTTAACGCTTCTTCTCATACTGTTGGCTCTGTATTCATTGCTAACTCAACCATTTTACAATCTAATGGCCTAGTAGTTAACTCTACTGGCGCATATGTAACTGGCGTTGTTAATTCAACTTCATTCAATGCTGGCGCTATTGGTACTGGTACAGGCGGCTCCGTACAAAATACAACCAATTTCTTTGTTGGTAACAACACCGTTAATACAGTTATCTCTTCTGCAGGGCTAAATGTTAACGGCGCAACTATAGCCAACAGCGCTGGTGTATTCGCTACTGGCACTATTAATGCGTTCTCTCATTCAGTAGGTACCAGCCTTGTTGGTAACTCAAGTGGTTTGTTTGTTACTGGAACAGTTAATGCTTCCCTTGTCAGCGTTGGTTCAAGTTTCACAGCCAACTCTTCAAAAGTCGTATTTACTGGCGCAAATATTGCCGCTACATCAGCTACTGCCGAATTCCTTAACGTCATTGTTCAAGGTAACACTACATTAGGTAATAGTTCTGTTGATGTTATCAATGTTGCTGCAAGAGTTACAGGCAATATCAATCCATCTGCTAACGTAACCTACAATCTAGGTACGAATGCTCTAAGATGGAACGAAATCCATTCATCAAATCTACATTCGACAACAGGTTACTTCGATGGTAACGTTGAAGTTGCTGGCGATATTATCGTTACTGGTAACCTTGTAACAACTAACGTATCATCTGTTATCGTTTCTGATCCAATGATCTATCTTGCTGGTAACAACTATACCAGCGATCTTTTGGATATCGGTTTTGCTGCTAACTACTTCGACGGTCTAAATCAAAGACATACTGGTCTATTCCGCGATGCTTCTGATGGTGGCATCTATAAGCTCTTCACTGGTTCGGTACAAGAGCTTTCAGGAAACAACGTTGTTAATACTGCAGCAAACGGCTTTACACTAGCAATTCTAGAAACTTTCCTAGAGTCTGGTGCTATTGTATCTAACAACACCACACTAACTATTACTGCAAACTCAACATGTAATGTTAACATCACTGCCAATACATTGGTTCTTTCTACTGCTCTCGCAGGTACAGAAGGTGGTACTGGTTATAAGACAACAATTAACCAGGCATTGCTAGTTGGTAACTCTTCAAACGGTTATGATAGATTGTCACTTGGAACTAGTGGATACGTTCTACAGTCAAATGGCAGTCATCTAGTATATGATTATCTAGATGGTGGTAGTTTCTAATAAACTGAGGATATATTATGGACGAAGAGAAAAAAGAACAAGTAGACCTCTATACAATACATTACATCCAGAAGCAAGAACAATTGCTTCTAGATTTCATGCGTAAGAACATCGATGCTGAAGTTAGAATTATTGCCCTCAACAACACAATCAATGAAGCTAATGCCCGTTATGAGGAATCTCAGAGACAGGTAGAGATTGGTAACGAGATGCTGCGTCAAGCAGCAGTTAGTATTGAGACTCTTACAGTGGAGAGAGATAAACTTCATGAAGAGTTAGAAAAAGTTAAATCTGATAGATCATCGTTACAGAATAATTATACTGCTCTTCAGCAGAAAAATCAAGAGATTATTTCCGAAAAAGATAAAATAGTTAAAGAAACTCAAGGCGAGATGCAGTTGAAATTAAATGATGCCGGAATCAGAATAAAACAATTAGAAGAAGAATTAGCATTGTGTAATTCTAGATCTGCAGAATTGAATTCTGAATATCGCAATCAGGTTGACCAACTAAATACTCTTTATGTTGAGAATCAAAAATTAAAAGGCGAAGAAGAAACTAAAAAGCCTAAAAAGAAAGAAACTCCGGCAACATTGCCAGATGAATTTTAATACACTCGGTATATACTGAGTTCCAGGAGAGCCTAGAATGGCAAATACAATTTTCAAACTGCGTCGATCATCAGTCGCAGGTAAAGTACCGAATACATCCACGCTGGCGATCGGCGAACTTGGTTTAAATCTTACAGATAGAAAACTGTTCTCTTCGGATGGTACCAATGTTTGGGAAACTGGCGCTAATCTAACTAACCTCAGCGTATCAAATACAGCCAACATTAATACCCTTTACGTTACAACTAACACATCCACATTTGGCACAACCATGTATGTGGTTGCCAATGGTAATGTTGGTATTGGTACTTCAACTCCAAGCTACCGACTAGACATTCAAGCGAATACAGGTAGCAATCATTATATTCAAGTTAAAAATAATGGAGCAGGTAGAGCAGGAATAGTTCTGAATGCCGGCGGAACTAGTGACGGTGGTGTAATATTTCAAAATCAGGGTGTCGGTACTGCATCAATATTATCACTACCCTATTCATCCAATGCTCCGTTGATTTTTTATGCCAACAATGGCACATCTATGGCGGAAATTGCTAGGTTTCTTAACGGTGGTAATTTTGGTATTGGTAACACTACTCCTGCACATAAACTAAGAGTTGAAGGCGCAACTTCTATTTCCGGAAACCTTAGTATTGAAACTTCTGGCGAACTAATTCTTGCTAATGGTGCTGGTATCTATTCCAACGGAACTCTTGGTGTTAATGGTCAGGTTCTTGCTACTAATGGTTCTTCTACATATTGGTTTACTCCAATTGGCGGCGTTCTTCCATTACAGCTACAATACACAGGCGATGGATCAACCACTTCATTCGCTGTAGCTGGTGGATACATCCCCAATTCTATTTCAGTTTTTCTTAATGGTGTGTTGCTTCGTAATGGTTCAGAAGTTACAGTAACATCAGGAACAAATTTTGTAATTTCTCCAGCACCTTCAAACGGCTCTTTGATAGATGTTATTGGTCCATCTAGATTATATTCTACAGGAGTTAATACTGTTGTTAATCAGCAGATCACAGCCAACGGAACTGCTAATTCTTTTGCTATATCTGGCGGTTATATACCAAATACTCTATTGGTGTTTTTAAACGGTGTTAAACAAGCGCCAAATACAGATGTTGCTATTACTTCAGGAGCTAACGTTGGATTCTATACCACTCCAAGCAATGGTAATATCATTGACATTTATGGTTATCAAACAACTGTTGGTCTTGGCGCTAATGCTATTACTGTTGGTTCTAATGTAACTATTGGCTCTGATAGTATCACAGTTGGTAATAGCACTGTTAATACTCAAATCACTGCTGGTAATATTGCTCTTAATGGTTCTACTTTATTAATTGGTAATTCAACATCAAATGTTGTTATTACAGGAACTACTCTTACTATTTCTAATAGTAGTTCTAATGTTTCTTTTGGAACTGGTCCTGCAAGCATTAATGCTATTGCTACTAATACTTTTACTATTGGTTCATCGTTATATGTTGTAGCTAATGGTAGCGTTGGTATAGCTTGTACAACACCATTAGCTGGATATAAATTCACAGTCAATGGTGGTAATATTCGTTTACAAAACGTAGATGGCTGGATCACAGGAAGTAATTCTATAACCTTGTATGGTGATACCTCTTCGAGTTATGGTTTAACTGTTAAAACTGATGGTAAAGTAGGTATTGGTACTAACTCCCCTGCTTTCAAATTCGATTTGAATGGTGGTAGAGCACAATTCGCACCATCTAGCGAAGCATATGCTATTGGATTGAGATATAATAGTTCTACTAATGGAATTTGGTTAGGTTCTCCAGCAGCTAACTCTTTTCAAATTTCTAATGTTGGTGGTGGATCTGTTTTTTATATTGATGGTAATGGTAACACTGGTATTGGTACTACTAATCCTCAATATGGAAAATTACAAGTAAACGGTAAGATATACGCAGGAGACACTATCCAATCTGGTAATAGCTTCATACTACAAGGTAATGGTATGGTTACTACAAACAGTAGTAACAATTTATTATTTGGTATTAATGAAATTGAACGTGGAAGAATTGATGCGTCCGGTAATTTCGGTATAAACACAATATCACCATCTAAAAAATTACATATTTTTGCTTCTGGTTCTGTTAGTGACGCACCACAACTTTTACTAGAAGGTGGAACAAACGGTTACGGCGCTGGCATCACATTTCAATCAAGAACATCATCTGGTGGCACTCTTGTTGAAATGGCAAGAGTTGTTGCTGATGGTGATAGTTCATGGAATACTACAGCATCAACTCAAGATGCTAGATTAAGTTTCTGGACTACACAAGACGGAACTGCTTATGAAAGAATGCGAATAACATCTGGCGGTAACGTAGGTATTGGCACATCTACTCCTGCTTATGGTAGATTAGAAGTTCATAATAACGGAACCAATTTTGTATTGGCAAGAAATAGCGCTGCTGGAGCGGGTATTTCTGGATTCGTTTGTCAAAATAGTGGCGATACACGTGGTATTCGTATTGATGGTGGGAACTTCCAAGTATATGATCATTCTGCTGGTGCTGTTCGTATGCAGATTGATGGATCAGGCCGTATTACTACTCCGTATCAGCCAGCGGGATCTGTATCATGGTCAGGAACTCTTACAAGAGGAAACATAATTCCTTTTGCTACAGTCAATCAAGAAAGATTTACACTTTGGAATACATCTACTTATAGACTCACTGCTCCTGTTGCTGGTTATTATCTATTTACTTGTATCGGAAGAACCGCTGGTACTGGTGGTTCAGATTTTAATATATCGTTATTACATAATGGTTCAACTGTTGTTGAGAGTTGGGCTTATGATACATCAGGTGGTAAAGCATTTGGCGCATCACTATCTCATATTAGGTATCTAGCGGCAAGCGATTATGTCCAATTTAATTTCAATCATGACAGTCCAAGCCCTGCTGCTTTGGCTGCTGCTTGGGCAAGTTACGCATTATTAGGTTAAAGGAGAAAATTATGAAATACACAGTTGAATACACAGAAACAGAAGATAAGGCAATGCAGTATGCAGCCGCTTCTGTTGATGATTGGATTCAGAATGCCGCTCACGAACGTGCTCGTATTGCTATTGACGAGATCGTTAAGGTTGCAGTTGAGAAGTTCCTAGAGGCTGGGCAGTCCATTCCTGGTTCAAAAGATGAAATCGTAGCCGCTGCTTTTGCTAACGGTTGGGTTAAGACAGCAGCACAGAGAAACGAAGAAGCACTAGCCGCTGTTCCAGTATCCAATACCTAAATATTTAAAAAACAATAAGGTTATTAAATGTCAACATTAACAAATGATCTAGCTAGACTCGCTACTAGTGCTAATGTATTGGTTTCGGCCATCACGGTCAATTCCAGTTCAATCACATCTGTTAATGTTGGTGGCGTTGCAATCAATTCATCTGGCCTTTCTGGACCAGTAACATTTAGTAACAACGTAACAATTACTGGTAACCTTACTGTTACCGGTTCGACAATGTATGTTAATACTACCGTGTTGGATGTTAAAGATCTAAACATTACTATTGCTAAAGGCGCAGCAAGCGCTGCTGCTGCCAACGGCGCAGGATTAACTATCGACGGCGCTTCAGCGACCATGCTGTATGATAGTTCCATTGATGATTTTGTTTTTAATAAAGGTGTTAAGTCAGTAGACCTTACAACCACCACCAACACTGCTACTATAGGAACAGCTGTTTATTCTGTCGCTAATGGTAACTTTGGTATTGGTACATCTACACCATTATATAGATTACATATTGGTAGTTATGTTAATTCTAACAGTCAAAACAAATTGGCTATTGGTGAATATGCTGGTTATCAAGGATTGATTTATTATAACTCTGGCGACGAAGGATTTACGCTTGAAAACACTTCTACGTATGCTGGCGGAAGTATAAATTTCAAAATAAATTCTACAGAACGTGTACGTATTGATTCTGCCGGCAGAGTTGGTATTGGAACATCCACACCAAACGATAAATTAACAATTTATGGTGCAAATACAGTATATTCTGACACAGTAAGTGGTGGCGCTTCTGGAACAAATTCTGATTGGGCTTACCACAAAGTTACTGTGGGTGGAACATATTCTGGATCGTTATATAATCTTATATATGGCGGCGGCATTGGATATACTTATTATTCGTCGAATAATGGTCAATATTGGGTTGGTACTTCACAAAATTCTCCTTTAATATTATACACCAATAACGCAGCACGCATGAGAATAACTTCTACGGGTTATATTGGTATTGGAACAACTTCTCCTTCGTACCCATTAGTTGTTTCTGACGCTGGCGCCAAAGGTATAGAGTTTATACCTAATGCTGAAGCGAATACTTCTCAAATTCTTTCTTATAATAGAAGCGGAGCTGTTTGGACGAACCTTAGATATGTTGCCGAAAAACATGAGTTTTATTTTAGAAACACTGAGATTTTTACTGCAAATAGTACCATATTATCTTTATCTGGTCTCCAAGGTATCAAATTCCAAGCATCACAATCTGCATCGTCTGACGCCAACACCCTTGATGATTATGAGGAAGGCACATGGACTCCTACTTATTTGGGTTCTACTAGTAATCCTACTGTTTCTTATAGCGAACAATTAGGTAGTTATATAAAAATAGGCAGATTGGTTGTTTGTTTCGTAAAAATAGTTAAATCATCAGCTTCTGGTGGTTCAGGAAGTTTAATGCTAGGTGGTCTTCCTTTTACAGCATCTTCGCCCGGATATGGTATGGCATCTAGAATTATGTCATGGAGTTGGCATCCCGCTTCTCCAGATTATAAAGCAGATCAATTGTATGTCAATCAAGGATCAACAACAGCAATGGTATGGGATGTGGCAACTAATACTATCACAGTAGCAACAATGGTTGCTGGTATTGGTACTATCATAACAGGAATGTTTAGTTATTATACATCAGCATAAACCTAATTAACTACGCTGGATTGGCGTAGTCGGACACAGAAAGGTAATTACAATGGCACTAACAGAAACAAAAGTAATTGATCAAATCACAGTCACCGAGAATGGCACCCTACTCGTTAGAGAGGCTACCAGAGTCCTTCGTGACGGCGAACAGATCGCTCAGACCTATCACCGTTGGTCTTTTGCTCCCGGTTCAGACATTTCAGAGATGCCTCAGAATGTTCAAGATATTGCTAATGTCGCCTGGACTCAAGAAGTTCTTGAAGCATACCAAGCATCCATGAACACACCACTAAATAATTAAAACATAGGAGTAAAACATGGCAATTGTATATGATTGGGTTGTTTCTCAGCTTGAATGCTACCCAGAAAAAGATAAAAAGACTGACGTTGTTTTCAACATTCATTGGAGATACACAGCCAAAGACGGCGACTATTATGCCGACGTTTATGGTTCTCAGGTTTTGAACGTTGACAGTTTGAAGAATTTTAAACCTTATGCTGATCTAACAAAAGACGACGTTGTTGCTTGGCTCGAGGCAGCTATAGGCGAAGAAAAGATTACAGAGTTTGAAACTTCATTGGCTTCTGCTATTGCTGGCCAGAAGAACCCACCTGTAGTAACACCACCACTTCCTTGGGCATAATAAATGGCACAAAATAGAGAATTAGGCGATCTAGGTCAGTTAATAACTGTTGATCCTTCTACCAATAATCTGTTGGTGTCTGGATCTATTACTGTTGGTAACTCGACAGTAAATGCATCATTGAATGCAACGTCTGTCTCTATTAATTCTACTACCACCAATACATTTACCATTGGCACTGCTGCTTATTCTGTTGCCAATGGTAATTTTGGTATCGGTAACACAGCGCCAACACAGAAGTTACATGTTCAAGGAACAGCTTTTGCTACTTCGGATTTCCGTGCTCCATTATTCTACGATTCCAACAATACAGCTTATTATGTAGACGCTGCGGGAACATCAAATCTAAACGGTCTGACTGTTGCTGGAACAATTAATGCTGCTTCTTATACTGTTGGGTCTGTTTTTACTGCTAATTCCTCTGGTCTAACGACAACTGCTAATGTTAGTATTGGCGCTGCTGGTGAATTGATAGTTTCTGCCGGCGCTGGCATCTATGCTAATGGTGGTCTAGGAACTGCTGGTCAAGTTTTACACTCTAACGGTTCTTCTATATATTGGGCGGCTGATGATAATTCAGGAGGTACAGTAACTTCTGTTGCAACTGGTAACGGTCTTACTGGTGGTACTATTTCGACAACAGGAACTGTTTCTGTTTTAGCAAACAGCGGTATAACAGCAAATACTAATGGTTTATTCGTAACACAAGGAACTGGATCAGTTGTAAACGCTACTGGCGTTCATGTTAATGCAACATATATTGGAACATTATCTGCTAATAATACTACCTACGTCAATGGTAAGACAGAAGGTAATCTGAACGTTAACAGTTCTCTTTATGCTAATGTGCTTTTAAGGATTGATGATAGAATTATCATAGCAAATGATTTTCCTTCACAAACTCTTCGTTTTGGATTTACTTCTTTTAATAACAATAATACTTCACCATGGGCCGACTTCCTTCATATGAGAAGTTATTCTGATTCTTCTGGGGGATCAGATAACCTTTTAATGTTTAATAAGTCTGCTATTGGTGTTCGTGTTTATCAAGCAGCATGGTCAAACTTAACAACAGGTAACACCTCTGCTTATAGCACATATAAAGATTTAGCATTTACTGATGCTTCAAACGCTTCCGGTACTTGGCCAACTGCTAACAATTCTTCTTATCTTGGAACATACGTATCTACTGATTACCCAAGAAAAGCAGAATCTGCTTCAGTCACAGGTGGATGGAACTTCTCTTCTGCCGCATTTGTTATGTCGCAGCATTATTATACTAATATGTATGATTCCACAAACACATATGTGCATTATTATCCATCCACAGGTAATGGCGCCAACAATTCTTTTGCTAATCTAAGAACATTCACAGGCGGCGGTGGAACAAAGGTCCTAAGATTTGGTGGCGATGGTAACCTAACTTGGGATGGTACTGGTCAGGCTTCTACCGATTGGCGTGCACCAATATTCTATGATTCAAATAACACAGCATATTATGTTGACCCATCATCAACCTCAAACTTTAATAATATAATGATTGAAGGTGGTGTGGCTAGTAACCAGTTAGCAGCATCTTACTCTCAAGCAGCCATCGAAGTTCGTGAATATAACTTTGGTGGCGCACAAACAGATTCTTGGTCATATGCACCACGTATTGGTTTCCATTGGGGCGGTCGTGTAGCATCACAGATTGCTATGAGTTCACTTGGTCAAATTAGTATCTTGAACAATCCTGGTAATGCATACGAATCATTCCAGTGCGGAAACCTTTGGGCTCCGATATTCTATGATAGTGGAAACAGCGCTTATTATTGTGATCCTGCTTCTTCGTCTGTATTCAATACTGCCACATTTGCTGGACTACATACCATCGATTCTAACGGTCTTATTGCTAGAACTGGTGGTGGTAACTATGGCGTAAGAATTTATCCAGGCGGTGGTTCAAGCGCTACAGCATCTATTCTACAATTTACCAATGGCGCACAGAACTCTCAATGGGGATCATTGTGGTTTGATGGAACTGCAGGCGGCGTTGGAACAGACTCGGCTGTTCCTTTCTATATTCGTAGTAATGGTTCTACCAGACTTACTATTGATTCTTCTGGTAATGCCAGCTTTAGTGGTAATCTATCTGTTACAGGTTCTGGTTCTAGAACACTTGTTGCCACTGTTACTGGTACCAATGTTGCTACTCTAAACTATACATCGCTATCTGGTTATCGTAGTTATGAAATTGAATTTGACAGTTTGGTTCCAATAACACAATCCAGAACGCTTTGTATGCAGCTACATGGTGGTGGTGCGTTCTTGACTGGTAACTACTATAATGCAGTCTTTACGTATTTTAACAACAACAGTTCTGGCGGTCATTCATCTTCGGGAACGTTCATATATATGACATATCCTGCTTATTTTATTACTGCTGCAACTGGTGGCACCGGTATGAGTGGAACATTTACAATATATAATACGAACAACACGAATACTAATAAAGCATACCAATACAATCTATGCGGTCCTACTTATACAACAGGTTATGCAGCAAGAGTTCAAGGCGGTGGATGGTATACAGGTTCTCAAGTAGCAATCACAGGTTTCCAGATATATTCTGATTCAGGCAATATATCTGGAACAGTAAGAATATACGGATATAACTAATGGCATTAAATTATAGATCAAGATTTGATACAGAAGCAGTAGTCAGACTTACTGACAATATGATTATTGGTCCAGAACACGAAGAAGAATGGGCTGAATATCAGGCATGGTTAGAAAAAGGCAACACGCCAGAAGATCCTGACCCATTACCAGAACCGTTACCAGAACCAACAGTTCAGGAAAAACTGCAGCGTGCTGGTCTGACTATTGATGAATTAAAACAAGCATTAGGATTATAATAAATAACCTAAAACATAAACTACGAGGATTAAAATGGCAGTATCATATACATGGAAAGTAACTGGACTAAAAACTACAACTGTTGCTAATACTTCTGATGTTGTCGTGCAGACATATTGGAAGAAAATAGGAACCGATGGCGATCTTGTTGGAGAATTTTCTGGAGCAACTCCATTTTCTTCTAATAATATGCCAGCTAATACTTCTTTCATTCCATTTTCAGATTTGACTGAAAATGACGTTCTTACTTGGATCAAAGCAGTGGTTGTTGACACTTATGAGAATCATGTAAACGAAGTAATTCAGAAACAGATTGACGAGAAAAAGAACCCAGTTGTGGATAACTCTCTACCTTGGGCTCCAGTAACAAATTCAACGCCTGTATCAAATACAGTAACTAGCAATAACTGAAGGGAATAACTTATGGATAAGAATATTAAACTTGAATTGACAATCGATCAACTAAATGTAATTATGCTTGGTCTTTCAAAGTTGCCATTAGAAACTGTTCTAGTAACTTTCACAGAGGTTCAGAAACAGGCAGACGCTCAATTGAGAGCTCCACGCCCAGATGGACCTTTGGCTGATAAAGTCATTAAATAATCTATTTCCAACATAGAGCGAGCAATCTAACCTTCGATATGACTAAATATTATAAAAACAACACCATAGGGGACAGGGAACCATGGCAGATAAAAATTTCGTCGTCAAGAATGGTCTAGAAACAGGCTCAAATACCACCTTACTAGGAACAGCAGTCACTGTTACCGCTACAGGTAATGTGGGTATCAATAATTCGGCTCCCACCCATCGTCTTTCTACTCTAGGGGATGTTTATCTCGGAAATACAACGATTGTTGGTTTCGCTAATACCAGCACTAGTGTTTCTGTCGGAACAACTTTTATCGCCAATACTACTGGTGCGTATCACACTGGCACTATGAACGCTGCTAGTCATACAGTTGGCACTTCTACTGTTGCTAACGCTACTGGCGTTTATACTGGTATCGTTAATGCTGCTAGTCATACTGTTGGAACTGCCTTTACTGCTAATGCTACTGTTGTTAATGCTGTTTCATATTATGTTGGCGCAACATTAATCGGTAATGCTACTGGACCTTATGGTAAAACAGAAGCTACTCTAAATGTTAACAGTGCTGTGCAGGCAACTAATGCTACTAACCTAAACAGCCAACCTGGTTCTTTTTACACCAATGCTACTAATATAACCACAGGCGTTCTTCCATACGCTCAAATACCAGCCAACGTTATTAATACTACTGCTGCATTTACAATATCTGGCGTTCATACATATAATGCTAACGTAGTGTTAGGTTCTGGTCTTTCTGCTAATGGTACTTACGGCACCGCTGGCCAAGTTCTTCACTCTAATGGTACAGCCACTTATTGGGCAGTCGACGACGTTAATGCAGGAACTGTAACATCTGTTGGTTCCGGAAACGGTCTAACTGGCGGCGCTATCACAAGTTCTGGAACATTGTCAGTTCTAGCTAATAATGGTATTACAGCCAATTCTACAGGTTTGTTTGTTACTCCAGGAACTGGTGCAGTTGTTAATGCCACTGGCGTTCATGTTAATGCAACATATATTGGAACGATTTCATCTAACAATACAACATTTGTTAATGGTAAGTCCGAAGGTAATCTTAACGTTAACAGCGCATTAATTGCTAATAACTCAACCAATTTAGGCGGTACAGCAGCTTCTTCTTACCAACTCAATTCAACATTAAACGCTAATATCGCTGCTTATCTTCCGGTTTATACTGGCGTAGTTAATGGTTCTTCGCATACAGTAGGAACATCTCTTGTTGCCAATGCCACTGGCGTTTATCATACAGGAACGATGAACGCTGCTAGTCATACAGTAGGAACCGCATTTACTGCCAATGCTACTGTTGTAAATGCAGTATCATATTACGTAGGAACGACCTTAATTGGTAATAGTACTGGACCATATGGTAAGGCTGAAGGAAATCTTAACGTCAATAATGCCACAACAGCTTATGGTAAGACTGAAGGAAATCTTAACGTCAACAGTGCAGCCACATTGGCTACTTCTAGAAACATTAATGGTTCCGCCTTCAATGGTTCTGCTGCTATTACAACTGCTACATGGGGTACGTCAAGAACTATTACTATCGGATCAACTGGTAAATCTGTTGATGGATCTGCTGCTGTTTCATGGACTCTTGGTGAGATCGGCGCTGCAGCAACAAATCAAACAATGTTTATTGGTACTACTTCACTGACAATTAATAGAACAACAGGGTCTCAAACTCTTACAGGCGTCTCGATTGATGGAAGCTCTGCAACATTCACTTCTACTTCGCAGAACTCACAATTTAATTCAATTGGTGTTGGTACTGCTGCTTCCGGAACTGCTGGCGAAATTAGAGCAAATAATAACATCACAGCTTATTATACTTCAGACGCCATCTTCAAAGAAAACGTAAAACCCATCGAAAACGCCCTTGAAAAGATTATGTTAGTCGACGGCGTTGAATTCGATTGGACCCAGGAATTCATGGACGCTCGTGGTGGTGAAGATGGATACTTTATCCGTAGACATGACGTCGGTGTTATTGCTCAAAACATTGAAAAGGTTTTGCCTGAAGTAGTTGCAACTAAAGACGACGGCACTAAAGCGGTTAAATATGATAGAATTGTTGCTTTGTTGATTGAAGCAATCAAAGAACAGCAGAAACAAATTGATGAATTGAAATTAAAAATAGGGATTTAATAAATGACTACTGGTTTACCAGGTTCTGGTGTTATTTCTTTTGCCAATATTTCTGTAGAAATTTTAAGATCTTCTACTTCGCAAAGATCTTTGAATGATGCTGATGTTCGAACATTATTAGGAGTTCCATCTGGGCAAATAAGTATTTCTACCGCTTATGGGAAAAGATGGGTTACACCTGGCAATAATTCGTTTAGTTATACCGGATCTACACAATATTTCTCTGTACCCAGATATGAAACTCTTACTGTTACAATAAATGCAGGGGGCGGTGGTGCAACTGGTTATTGTGGTAACGATGGATTTGCTTATGGATATTGTGGGGGGGCTGGAGCTTCTGGTGGCAATACAACTTTCTACAGTAGTAATAACGTAATTGCAAATGGTGGTACTGGCGGAGGAGGCGGTGGTCAAGATTATTGTCCACCAAGTGGTGCTGCTGGAGGAGGTTCTGGAGGAACAGTTACATCAGGAGGCGGCGCTGGCGGTGGTACTGGTTGTAATTCCGGAGGCGCTGGTGGCAAAGTTGTTAAAACATGGAATTGGAATGATGCCGATGCCCCAGGTTATGGAGCATCTATTGCTATAAGTATCGGCGCAGGTGGTGGCGGTGGTGGCGGTGGCGAAAACGCACCTGCGGCCAGTGGAGGAGGTAACGGTAGCGTCTATATTGAGTGGACTTAAATTATTATGTCTCAGTAAATTTGATCAAATCTTTTGGATCTTTGATTACAAATTTATATGGCCACTTTAAAGGTTCGCCTTCGATAACGTGGAAAGAAATTTCTGCTTGAGCTACCAATTCCCCTTTCAAGAAGTATTCCTGAATTGCAACAGTTCCCGTAGTTGGGTTGGTTTCGGTTCTGATGTTATAATCATCAAATTCTGGCAATTCAAAAGTTCTTGTCTTAGGCATCATTAACCCTCTTGTTGAAGCGATTTTATTTATTTATAAAGGAACATATGTTATGTTTAGTTTTTTTCACAGATCTTCTGTTGTGAATATTGATTGTTTTACTTCAAATAATGACGCATACAAATTTACGCCCATCGTAAAATCAAGCAAAGCCAAACCCGAATGGTATGATAAGGTAATAAAAACGCAACCATCTAACACCAAATGGCCTCAATATAAAGTTGATGAAAACGGTGGCATAAATTTTAATTGGCACATATCGCTAAGGTCTATAAAATCTTGTCCAGGTTTCCATGATCTATATAGTCGTGGTTTTATTTTAGAAAACTGGTGTGATTTAGCTGTTAATGTTCACGAAAAAGGGTTGTCCTTTCATTATTCCAACGGTACGCCTCCGATATTGCACAATAACGATCAGGTAAATCCTGGGTTTTTGAATCATTGGTTGTTAAAGCTGAATAGCCCATGGAAAATACAAACCAAAGAAGATATTCCTTTTGCTTGTTTCGGCGCTCAATGGTCTTTGGAAAATTTTGATTTTCATATTCTTCCTGGTATGGTAAATTTTCATTACCAAACAGGAAGTAATGCGTTTTTGGCGATAAACAAAAATAGATATGATCAATTCTGTTTATCAATGGGCACTCCATTGGTCCAATTTATACCGTTGACAGATAAAAAGATCAAAATACACAATCATATTGTTACTGAAGAAGAACTTAAAACAAAAACATATAATGTCACTGGAACTTCTATGGGATGGAGGAGAACTATTTCTCTTGTGAGGCGTAATGATAAGCGAGAGAAAAAATGTCCATTTGGTTTTGGAGATTGATATGCTTTATACATTTGGCGACAGTATGACATATGGTTGGAATTTTTATAAAGAATGTTCAGAAAAAGAACGCCAATCATTGACATGGCCTGGTATACTGTCGCAAAAACTTGATATGAAATTACAAAATTTATCATTTCCAGGCGCTAGTAATTGGCGTGCTGCGAGGATAATTCAATCATTACCATTAACCGAAGAAGATGTTGTCGTGGTCCAATGGTCCGGGTTTGACAGAATTGAAATGGGTGTTAATCCAACTTATGAATACAAATCTACAATGGACATAGAAAACAAATACAAAATATTGGATGATACTACAGAAGATTATGGCGTTCGTACCAAAAATATGTGTAGAACTATTCTACCACACACAACCGACGAATATAGTAAGAAATTTATGTTTCATGTATACAATACTTTCTGGAACGAAAAATGGCATCATGAAATGTTTAAGGTGATGCTTACTAGTTCTTTGTACGCTTTACAAAAATCAAAATGTAAATTTATTATTTTTGATGGATGGATGGTTCATTGCGATAAGAATCTATTCGGCGACGTGTTACAATATATTGTTAGAGGGACAACTATAAATAGCGTTGTTAAAGAAATATGCGGATTGCCCCAAAGTTTAGAGTATCCCAGTTTCGAAGAACATAAAGTTATATCTGATATTATCTATGAAAATTTGGAAAAAATATATGTATAAAACAATTAATAAATAGAATAAAACAGATCCACCAAAGGGTAGGAAATAATGGTACCAACAACTAGAGCAGAATTTTCTGAATATTGCCTAAGAAAATTAGGTAAACCAGTCGTTGAAATCAACGTCGACGACGATCAGGTTTCAGATCGTATTGACGAAGCTCTAAGATATTATTGGGATTATCATTTTGATGGTTCTGAAAAGACCTATTATAAAAGACAAATAGACTCAACTGATATTGCCAACAAATATATTACTCTCCCAGAGAACATAATTGGAGCGGTAAATATCTTCCCTCTTGGTTCTGCGCTTGGTTTGAATAACCTATTCAATATCCGTTACCAGATTGCACTAAACGATCTTTACACTTTGACATCAGTTTCTATGGTGCCATATTATATGGCCATGAACCATGTTCAGTTCCTAGAACAGATGCTAGTTGGTCAGCAACCATTAAGATACAATAGACATATTAATAGACTTTACATTGACATGTCTTGGGATCAAGTTGCTGTTGGTAATTATCTAATCGTAGAAGCATATCAAATCGTAGACCCTGCAGTTTATTCTGATGCTTGGGGCGATCGTTGGTTGGGGCGTTACGCTTCTTGTCTTATTAAACAACAATGGGGTCAGAACCTTAAAAAGTTTGAAGGTATGAAAATGCCAGGTGGTCTTACATTTAATGGTCAGAAAATATACGATGAAGCCACTGCAGAGCGTGAAGCTCTTGAAAGAGAAATGATCTTCACATACTCTCTACCTTGTACGGATCTTATCGGCTGATGACAGAAGCGTTCGTTTACTGCTGGACAGACAAAAAGAATAATATGTTGTACGTTGGATCTCACAAAGGTTCAGCGGATGACGGTTATGTTTGTTCAAGTAAATATATGCTCAAAGAATATAATAAGAGACCATCAGATTTTAGCAGACAGATTATTGCAGAGGGTAATCTATCAGACATAAGAAAACTCGAAGCTAAAATTCTACAGGCTGCAAACGCCAGATTGGATGAATCGTTTTATAATAAACACGATAATGATGGATTTTATTTCGACGGCTGGAAAAAGGGAGAGATGTCCCTTGAACACAGACAAAAGATGTCCGAGGCTAAAAAAGGCAAAAAGCTGTCAGAATCTCATCGTAAAAATATATTAAATAATAGGGTTGGTAAAAAGAACAGCGCTGAACATACAGCTGCTCTGGTCGCCTCAAGAATAGGTTCTAATCACAGCGAAGAATCAAAAAGAAAAATGAGCGAAAAAAGAAAAAATATTTCAAATCTGAAAGAACTGGCTTCAAACGCTGGGAAAAAGAGCGTGCAGGCAAGACCAGATAACTATAAACAGATTCAGTCCGAACGTATGAAACTGTGGTGGGCCGAACGCAAAAAGAAAGCGGGAGGCTAACATTAGCACTAACTTCTTTTTTAACAACTTCAAAGCGTCTCAGGAGCAACTGCTTCTCGAAAATTTGATTATCGAGTCGATAAAAATATACGGACATGACATATATTACGTTCCTCGTAAATTAAACAATTACGATGATGTGTATGGAGCGGACGATCAATCTTCTTATGAAGTAGCTTATCCTATAGAAATGTATATTAAATCCATCGACGGGTTTAGTGGCGATCAAGAATTTCTATCTAAGTTTGGCGTTGAAATTCGCAATCAAGTTGTATTCTCTGTTGCCCGTAGAATATTTAATGAAGAAGTTGGTGAATTTACTGCTCAGGTAAGACCAAACGAAGGAGATATTATCTATTTTCCTTTGAATCAAAGAGCGTTTCAGATTAAGTATGTTAACAAATATGAAATGTTTTATCAGCTAGGCGCACTTCAAACATGGGAAATGACTTGCGAAGTGTTTGAATATTCTGGAGAACTGTTCAATACAGGTATTCCAGAAATTGATTCTATTCAAAGAAAGAATGACACAAACATTCTGGATTGGACCATAAGAACAGAAAGTTCAAATAAAGTTGCTATTACAACTGAAGACGGCGATTATCTAGTATTAGAAAAATTCTCACTAGAACAAATATCTCCTGCTTCGGATAATGACGAAATACAAAAAGAGTCTGACATGTTTGTTGACTTCAGTTCTCTAGATCCATTTAGCGAAGGTAACATTTAATGTTTGGTTCACCGTTTTATTTTGGTCTTATAAGAAAATATGTAATTCTTATGGGAACCTTACTTAATCAGATTCGTATAACCAAAACAGATTCTTCTGGTACAGTTACATCTCTAGTAAAAGTGCCTATTACATATGCACCCAAAGATAAGATGTTGGCCCGTATTATACAGGATCCAGCACTAGACAAATCAAGTGCTGTTGCAACGTTACCCATGATTTCATTTGAAATGGGTAAAATGACTTATGATGGTACAAGAAAATTAAACACCATTGGCAAGGTTGCTGTTAGGGATGCTACTGATGCTGATAAGTTTAAATATCAATATAATCCAGTTCCATATAATATAGACTTCAAGGTTTATGTTTATGCTAAGAATGCAGAAGATGGAACAAAGATTATTGAACAGATTCTTCCATACTTTACGCCAGATTGGACAACAACATGTAACCTAATCCCAGAGGTTAATGTTACCATGGATATTCCAATCATATTGAATAATATCAGCTATTCTGACACTTATGAGGGCGCCTATTCTGAGAGAAGAGCTATTATTTGGCAGCTAGATTTTGTTCTTAAAGGTTATCTTTATGGTCCTATCAAATCTTCTGGGATCATTAAATTTGTTAGAACACAATTCTATATACCTTCAACAAACACTGCCGCTGAAGGTAAGGGTGTGACCCCAATGGCAGAAAAGATAACAGTTCAACCTGGATTAGACGCTAATGGTAACCCTATAAATTACTTTGGTGGTCCAAACGCCAATACAGGAACTGTTCCTTATATTGAAGTAAATTCTGATGATGATTATGGTTTCATAACTCAAATCTACAACACTGATGAGATTGAATGATAAATGAAGATGATGACAACGAAAAGGTAAATTTACCAGCGTTGGAATATGAAAAACAAATCGATAATATTATTGCTAAGGCTCATGATGATTCTGCAAGAAACGATTTCGAATCAGCAAGAGCTAATCTGTATGAAGTAATCTCAACAGGTCAAGAAGCAATAGATAAATTATCTGAGATTGCCAGTCAGTCTCAGCACCCACGTGCATTCGAAGTTTTAGCTAAACTTATGGATACAGTAGTAAGCACTAATAAAGAGTTGTTAGAGCTTCAGTCTAAGATCCGTGAAATTGATGCAAAAGACTCACCAATTAGCGAAAAAGCACAAACCATTAATAATAACTTATTCGTAGGTTCTACAGCAGAATTACAAAAAGTTCTTAAGGATATGAAGAACAATGAATGAGTTGGTGGGTGGTTATAAGGGTAATGTTCTTCTAAAGAAAACTAATCAGAACATTGAATGGACTCCGGAACTTGTTCAGGAGTATATCAAATGTCAGAATGACCCTGTATATTTCACTGAAAACTATATGAAGATCATCTCAATTAATGAGGGTCTGACAAGTTTTAAATTGTATGGTTACCAGAAAGAAATGGTAACTTCATTTAAAAATAATCGTTATTCTATCGTTACTACTGCCCGACAGGCTGGTAAGTCTACTACAACCTGTGCGTTTATCCTTTGGTATATCATTTTTCATCCAGACAAAACTGTTGCTCTACTGGCCAATAAGGGTGATACGGCTCGAGAAATTCTTGGTCGTGTCCAGCTTGCCTACCAGCATCTACCTAAATGGCTACAGCAGGGTGTTGTTGAATGGAACAAGGGTTCATTCGTTCTAGAAAATAACAGCCGTGTTTTGGCTGCTGCTACTTCTGCCAGCGCCATCCGTGGTTATACCATCAACCTTCTATTCATCGACGAAGCGGCGTTCATTGATAACTGGGATGAATTCTTCACTTCGGTTTATCCTACTATTTCTTCGGGTTCGGAGTCAAAGATTATTCTGGTTTCCACTCCAAACGGTTTGAATCACTTCCACGCTACATGGGCCAATGCCGAAAAAGGCACTAACGGTTATCATCCAATTCTAGTTAATTGGCAAGCAGTTCCTGGTCGTGATGAAAAGTGGAAGCAAGATACTCTGGCTGGTATGAACTTTGACCTCGAGAAGTTCGATCAGGAATATAACTGCGAATTTTTGGGTTCGTCAGGCACCCTGATTGCTGGTTGGAAGCTCAAAGAATTAGTTTCTTCTAACCCCATCTTACAAAAAGATGGTTTGACGCAGTTCCGGGCGGTTGAACCGAATCACGTTTATATGATGGTTTGCGACGTTTCTCGTGGTAAGGGGTTAGATTATTCAGCCTTCCAGTTGGTAGATGTTACAACCATGCCATATCAGCAGGTCGGGGTTTATAGGAATAATGCTATCACACCACTTGATTATGCTGATATTATACACAGAACAGCCAAGGCATATAATAATGCCTCTGTTTTGGTCGAGGTTAATGATATTGGTGAACAGGTTTCAACTTCATTGAATTATGATTTTGGGTATGAGAATGTTTTGTTCACCGAAAACGCTGGCCGATCCGGAAAGAGAATTACTACTGGATTCGGCGGAGGAAGCGTTGATAAGGGTGTCCGAACTACTAAAATCGTTAAGTCGATCGGCTGCTCTATTTTAAAACTGC